CGACGTTGTTACATCGAACCCAACCTTGGGAGAGGTTTTATCCTCTCTCAATTTTGTACTAGAAGTATTGACTGATGGCTCAGTAGTTCGTTAGAACTAGATCGATCTTAATCGATTCCGCCTCGACCAGATCATGAACTGGCGTCCTCCCTTTTATATAAAGGGAGAACAGCGCAGTCTGATCCTGGCCGCTTCGGGTCATGTCTGTTCTCCCCCCGTAATTCGTTGATTTTTATAAAATCAACAAACAGGGGGGACAACCAGATGATCCTAACTTTAAATTAAATTAAAGATTAGGATCGCTCGGAGTGACTAAGGAGAAGATGTTCTCTGGTCTCGTCGAGGGCTAAAATTCTACACAACTAATCCTTCACATAAGTAAATGGATCGCAATCATGGTAGTCTGGTCACAGTTAAGTGACTTAAGGCTAACCATGTAGCGCTTCAAAAATACTTAAGTGGAGATCCTCTCGAATCTCTTAAGGGATTGGAACCGGGACTGCCTCTTCCGCGATTATACTCTGGCTTACCTTCTATTATTAATAAAAGGGATCGCCGTCGTACAATTAACGGACATACGAAGACAATTCAATTTTATTGAGTTGTTTTAGTATTTATAGAATTATAAAATCGGATTTTATTCCGAGGTTACAATCTATAATAGGGGCAGTTTCCGGAGACAAGGTAGCCTTGGAGACCATGACGGATCATATCTTGAATTCAGCTCGGTGAATTACTTTTCTATATTAGAATTGTACTCTCGCTGAGCTGGAACTCTTGATATTTGACCTCGTCAAGGTTCTGCCAATGGATACTTTGTCGTCGTGAGCAATGTTAGCTATGACTCATCACTACCTCCTTCAGTATTGTGCGTCAAAAACGCAGAAGACTTTAGGATGATATGAGAATTATGAAATTCTCGGTGATGACTTAGTTATCTTCGATCATGACGTAGCAAAAGAATACTTGCTATTGATGAAGGATTTAGGTTTAGAAATTAATTTATCTAAATCTATTTCTTCTCCATCAAAAGCAGTATTTGAATTCGCGAAGCGGACGGTGGTACAAGGGGTGAATGTTTCAGGTTTATCAATTAAACAATTGATATCTGCAACATCAATCGGATCAAGAGTTGCTAATATTTTATATTATGCAAATCTAGGTCTTATTCGAACTAATACCATTTTATCAACACTTCTAGGACGGTTTTACAAAACAGACGTTAAGTCTGTGATGTTACCTTCATTAGCTCTATTAGGAACTCTTTTCAAAGAAAAGATTTCGCTGAAAGCGTTAATGACAGTGATGGTTGACTTTAATTTTAAAGACAATCATAACCGCCCAGAAGGGATTGTTAAATGACAATACCAAGAAACTAG